CTTTATAAAAAATAAATTATTTTATTTTTATTTTATTTAATTAAAATTAGATATTCAAAAAATGGATAATGAGAATAAAGATATTGTTCTTTATATCAATAATAAAGATGAAGATATACCTCAAATAATTAATAATGATGATAATGAAACACCAAAAATAGAACCTATAAATAATAAAGTTTTTATTGATATATTACCAAGAATTGGTTCTGCATCTGCTGATTTAGTTAATGTTACACAAGGTTCACAAACTAGTGAAGATAAAACCGATTTATATACTGATAGAACAAATGAATTATTAGATATGATTAAAGAAAATAAAAGAAAAATTACTACTAGTTTATATATAGTATCTTCTAAATATGATTTCATTTATCATAGATATAATAAGATTTCTTTATTAATTTTAAGTTTATCAACTATTATTACATTTGTTGAAGCAATAAGACTTACAATAGTTAATTATGATACACAATATAAAGATTCAAAAATTAAAGATTATATTTCACAGGAAACAATATCATTAATTATTAATGTATTATCATTATCATTAAGTACTATTTTAACTATATTGAGTTCAATTGTTAAATTTAAGAATTATAAGGAAAATATGGATAAATTAAAAAATATTCATGATACATTATTTAATTATAAGAATTTATATGATAAACAGAAAGAATTAATTAAATATTTTAAAATGAATAATTCATTAACAGATGATTTATATGATAAATTAAAAGAAACTATTGAAGGATATACTAAAGATATTAAAGATATTAGTATATTTGAAAATATTCGAAATGAAGATATCATTAAATTTAATAAAATTAAAGTTAATCATGATATTAAACTCCAAGAATTGGCTGCAAAAAGAGAAATAGAATTATTAAAAATAACTATTAATTCTACAAATAAAAAGAAAAATATTCAAGAAGGGAAAGTTAATTGTTGTTTTAATTAGAATAAGCAAGACCACCCATACCTGAAAGAATACGTAAAACATTATAATTAGTAGTATATATATAAATACTGCCAACTTTTGATGAACTTACAGATAAAACCGCAGTATCTATACGAGACATATTTAAAGTGCCGGAAGGTTGATGTTCCTCTGGTTTTATAGCAAATGAATAAACATTTATACCTGTATGGAAAGCATTGGGTGTATTATCATGATGTTGATATGGTTGAACTAAACTGAAATAACTACCAACACGTTCAGTAAATCGATCATTGCCATTTAATTGTATTTTAGCAGCAGTCACAGGATTATTTCCTAACCAAATATTATTATCAAGAGTTCTATCACTGAAATTATTCCAATAAGTTACACCAGCTGTAGCATCAGGTTTTACATACCATACTAATTCTTTACAAGGATGATTGAAATTCATTCGAATACTTCGAGTAGTATTAGCTGATGAAATAGTATCACTACCAGTAAATTGAAGTTGTTCAATTAAATATTCATGAGATAATTGAGCAAATCGTCGACGTTCATCAGTATCTAAAAAGATATAATCAACCCATAAAGAAACTTCTTGTAATTTAAGATTGGCTTGATTAGCAGTAGTTAAAGCACTATTTAATAAACCAGTAGTTACTTCAGTATTATCACCTGAACGACGACTAAAACCTCTATTAGAATAATTCGCACCTGCATCTACTAAATTAGCTCTGGTTTCAAAATCAATATTAATTTTAACTTCATGATATTGAAGAGCAATTAAAGGAAGAGCTAAACCTACATTTCTACAAAACCAGAATTCTAATGGAACATATACACGATATGTTTTTTGAGCTGCTAAATAAATTGAATGATTATATTTATCACCACCAACCATTAAATAATAACCATCTCGTTTACCAGCTGGTAATGAAAGCTCATTCCAAATATATAACCATTCCGCATAATGTTTATCAATTCGTTGACCACCAATTTCTAATTCAATAGATTTTAATAATTTAAGACCAAAATAAGGAACAAGTGCTACTCCATTATTTTCAACATTAGTTGTTAAATTAGTTGAATTATTAAAAAAAGATGCTCGTAAATAAACACGATTTATTAAATCACCATTACGAGTAATTTGACAAGTTACACGAGAACCAAAATCAGCATTACCATTAAAAGTTTGTTCTATTGCTTCCATAGCAAAATTAGTATGACGACGATAAGCGACTTTGAAGAAAGTAATTTGGGGATTACCAGTTAAATAAACATCTTGAGCTCCATAAGCGACAAGTTGAAGAAGATGAGCTCCATAAGCGACAAGTTGAAGAAGACCACCACCCATTTATGCTATATTCTTTATACTATAATATGAGAAAAAAAAAGAAATATGTAAAATCTAATTAGAATATGCTAAACCACCCATTCCAGAAAGAATGCGAAGAACATTATAATTAGTTGCAAATACATATAATGATGAATTTACACTTTCATATTTAGGAGCATCAGTTTTATTAAAAATTGTTAAATTAAGAACAGCTGTATCAATACGAGACATATTTAAAGTTCCTGATGGTTGATGTTCTTCTGGTTTTAATGCAAATGAATAAACATTTATACCAGCATTTTCTGGTATATTTTCATGATGTTGATATGGTTGAACTACATTAAAATACATACCATCACGTTCAGCAAATCGATCATTTCCATTTAATACTAATTTAGCTTTAGTAATAGGATTAGAAGGATAATATACTTCATTTTTATTTCCAGTAACTCCATCATAACTTAATTTAGTTCTATAAATATCAGCATTACCATCTGTTACAGCAATAGCATCTGTTTTAGTAGTATAATTAAACCAATTATCATTATTAGTGGCAGAATTTGTTAAAAACCATACTAATTCTTTGCAAGGATGATTGAAATTTAATTTAGCTTTTAAGCTATCTGATGAAGTAACAGCTTCTTTTCCAGTAAATTGAAGTTGTTCAATTAAATATTCATGAGATAATTGAGCAAATTTACGACGTTCATCAGTATCTAAAAAGATATAATCTACCCATAATGAAGCTGTAAATGATGGTGAATTATTAGCACCACCACCTGAAATTTTGCAATCTGCTTCAGCTGCAAAATTAATATTTATTTTTACTTCGTGATATTGAAGAGCAATTAAAGGAAGAGCTAAACCAATATTTCGACAAAACCAGAATTCAAGAGGAACATATAAAGTATCTCTTATTGTTTTAGTTGAAGTTACAGCAGTGCCACTAGCAACACAAGTTCCTCCATAAGCACCAACCATATCATTATAACCATCACGTTTGCTTACAGGTAAAGTTAATTCATTCCAAACATATAACCAATGAGAATAATGTTTATCTATTTTTTGTCCTCCAATTTCTATTTCTACATAATCAATAACACGAAGACCAAAATATTTACAATAAATATCATCAGTTCGATTAGTTAATTTTAATTGTAAATAAACACGATGAATTAAATCGCCATTTCGTGAAATTTGGCAAGTTACTCGAGAATTAAAATTTGGATTACCATTAAAAGTTTGTTCTATTGCTTCAAGAGCAAAATTAGTATGACGACGGTAAGCACCTTTGAAGAAAGTAATTTGGGGATTACCAGTTAAATAAACATCTTGAGCTCCATAAGCGACAAGTTGAAGAAGACCACCACCCATTTATGCTATATTCTTTATACTATAATATGTTATGGCAAATGAATAAACATTAATACCTTGATTACCAGGTATATTTGTATGATGTTGATATGGTTGAACATAATTGAAATAAGAACCATCACGTTCAGCAAATCGGTCATTTCCATTTAATTGTAATAAACATTTGGTAAATGGATTAATAGCATTTCCATTAAATCCTGGATCTACATTATAAACTAATTTTTTAATATATGAATTCATATCACCAGCAGCAGTTTCACCTGAAATAGCTAACACATTACTACCACCTACATCTGCAAATGAACTTACATCATAAGATACTTTACCTGGAAGCTCTGAAGCACCAATAAAAGCACCTGTTCCTTTTACAGTATAATTATACCAATGATGACGAGTAGTTGTTGAAGTATCAGAAAATTTAGCAACCCAGATTAATTCCTTACAAGGATGATTGAAATTTAATTTAATACGAGCAGAAGAAGTTGCAGCAATAGTTTCAGAACCAGTAAATTGAAGTTGTTCAATTAAATATTCATGAGATAATTGAGCAAATTTACGACGTTCATCAGTATCTAAAAATATATAATCAACCCATAAATCAGTCTTTAATAATTTATAAGTTGTTGATGTTGGTTCAGCACCAGCAGTTGAAAATACACAATTTCGTAAAGTTTCAAATTCAATTTTAAGTTTGACTTCATGATATTGAAGAGCAATTAAAGGAAGAGCAAGACCAATTTGACGACAGAACCAAAATTCAAGAGGAATATGTAAAATAGCACCAGTTGTAACACCAGTTGTAATATCATTATCAGCACCAATCATAGCCTCCCAAGCATAACGTTTACCAACAGGAAGAGTTAATTCATTCCAGATATATAACCAATCAGAATAATGTTTATCAATTTGTTGTCCACCAATTTCGATAGTTACAGATTTTAATAAACGAAGACCAACATAATTAACAAATTTATCTGTTGAAGTCATAATTGGAAGTTGCACTTGAAGATATGCACGATGAATTAAATCACCATTGCGAGAAATTTGACAAGTTACGGTATTACCGAAATCAGCAGTTCCAGAAAAAGTTTGTTGAATTGCCTCCATAGCAAAATTAGTATGACGACGATAAGCGACTTTGAAGAAAGTAATTTGGGGATTACCAGTTAAATAAACATCTTGAGCTCCATAAGCGACAAGTTGAAGAAGACCACCA